TCAGGAACTTTTGATTCTTACAGATTTAACAGAAGACCCTACGCTGATAGATGGTCTGCTGGCTCAATTGCAATGTATGCCAGCGGTTCCGGTTAATGAGTTGGCGGAGGACAACATTGCGGCCTATACGCTCCATGCAACTGCGGCTCTTGGTTCAGTAGCTGCGGGCGCAGTATCTAAAGAACGCCACACACGTCAGGCCAAAAACGCAATTATGGAAAGCGTGAATGCTGGGATCCGTCACCTGTCTCTGATTGGTTTAGCAATTCAGGGACGTGTCGAGGGTTCGCCGGTACTTGCTTCTGCCGTCGGTGCTGTCGCCAGCGTTGCCACAAACGGGATGATGTGATTATGGCGATCTCAATTGCACCATTTTTAAAGCAACAAAGTCCTTCACGTCATTTCGGTCATGGGTGTATTGAGCTGCCAGGCGGGAAGCGTTGGAGTCCTTCACTATCAAAAGCCACTGCCCCACAGGCCGTGAGAAATTCAAAGCCGCTTTTAAAGCGCCTGTTTAGTTGAGGTGTTTATGTTTCTAGTAAATGAGGAACGTATAGAAGTAGGAAAGAAGCATATCTCTAAATTTAAAGGGATGTTGCGGAACAGCAGAAAACTAGAATTACAGAAAAAAAAGAAGAATGTAGCGCAGGAAACATTTGATAGTCAGCCGCTGCATATGCGCAAAACAATTTGCTTTCACGCTGGCCTTAAAAGTCGCCATGTTGAAATGAAGTTTGCAGAATTAACGCCGACTGAAAGGCATCAAGTGGTTGCGGCGCTAAATTCTTTACTTGGATTAATAGAGACGCTGCCGGATTTTATTAGTGAAGACGATTGCAGAATAAATATTAAACACTAACCCCAATTCATATTAATAGGCGTAAACCCGCCGGGCATTCTTTTGCCTAAAAACAGGAGTTTTATACATGAAAGAAATGATTAATAAATCCCAACACGGCTTTGCTGGTTTGCCTGTAGTTGGTTTTGATATGGCCTCGGCTGAGGGTGATTACACCGGTGAACTGACCTTAATGCTCAATGCCGCCCGTAATGACGAGCGCAGCAACTGCGCCAAAGTATTCTCCTCCCGCCTGGAAGCTATCGCCTGTTTCATCATTCAGCAGGAAATGACAGGAACCGAAGCCGCCGAAGCTTTACGCCAGGAAGCAACCCGCATTCAAAATGAATCGGGAGACCTGCACTAATGATGAAACACGAAGAAGCTACGCCAGAGATGGCGGAAGCAATGGCGAAACGCGTCGATATTAATCTGGCATTCACCATCATCCCTAAAAAGAACGGTGATCTGATTCTGGCCGAGATTAAGACGGATAAAGAGACCAATACACAGTATTGCTCCACGCTCGCCGCATATCAGACGAAATTCGGCCTGGCGTCTGAGTTTATTCATCGTTTTGTTGATCGAGCCATTTGGGCAAAACGTGTTACCAGCGCCGCAGCGATGCGAAATGAATATAACCGCGCGACCGATCTCGTTTTCGCAGCCATTGTAAAAATCAATCAGCAGGGGGTGATTAATGGCTGATGTAATCGACACCGCCCAGGAGCGCGCAGACCTAATCCTGGCATCTCAAATTCAAGCCGCCCGCACAAACGTAGCAGGCACGTCTGCAATGTTTTGCATCTCCTGCGATCAGGCTATCCCAGAAGAACGCCGCGCAGCTCTGCCAGGTGTGGAGCTTTGCGTGTACTGCAAAGGTGCGGCAGAAATCAACGCAAAACATTATCGGGGCTGCCTGTGAGCGGCTTTGTGGCTGTCCTTCTTATTCTGGCGGTTATTACCGCCGGTTTTTTATTCTCAGATTTAAAAGGCGGCATGTAATGGAACAAGTGCGCACCGTACTAAAATGGGCGGGTTCTAAAATCCGCATTATGGACATCTTAAAAAAACACCTGCCAAAAGGCCGCCGTCTGGTTGAGCCTTTTGCGGGTTCATGCGCAGTTATGATGAATACTGACTATTCAGAATATCTGATAGCAGATATCAATCATGATTTAATTAATCTTTATCAAAACATTAAGGACGATGCCGAGGGGTTTATTAATTACGCCCGTGATTTTTTTGCGCTGTGCAATAGTGCGGAGAATTATTATAGCATTCGCGCTGACTTTAATATGTCATCGGACGTAGAAGAACGCGCCGCAATGTTTCTGTATTTAAATCGCCATTGTTATAACGGCCTTTGCCGCTATAACCAGTCCGGCGGTTTTAACGTTCCTTATGGGAAATATAAAGCGCCGTATTTTCCAGAAGATGAAATTCGTGCATTTGCTGAAAAGGCTAAGCGGGCGACGTTTGTCTGTTGTTCATTCGATGAGGCTTTAGAAATGGTTTTGCCTGGTGATGTTATTTATTGCGATCCGCCATACATGCCAGCATCTGCCACCGCAAATTTTACCAGCTACTCAACTGAAACCTTTGGCGGGCTTGAGCATCACCAGTTAAGCGCCGATTTAATCACCCTGGCTGAGCGCGGCTATCCCGTCATTGCGTCGAATTCAGATACCCGTGAAACCCGTGGCTTATACGGCAAGTTCAATATTGTATCGTTTGACGCTCCGCGCTCTATCGGTGCCTCTGCTGGCAGCATCAAAACAGCCCCTGAAATCATCGCCAAAATCACACCTAAAAAACCGCAATACCTTCCCCAGGTGCGCGAAGAAGAAACAGAAGGAGCTGAATAATGGCTGAGAAAACTGAATCAAATATTGCTCTGCTAATGCTAGAAATGCGCGACTTGGCAGAGCGCATTATCGAATGCCAGGGAGAAAACGCAGAAGGTGAAGAAATTATTAACCTCTACGATGAATCAGACACAACATTCAAAGCACAAAATGTTTTGCTGGTGTTGAACGCATTTCAAGTTGAAAGCCAGCGAGCTGAAGACATGACTGTGTCACGCGATGCTATGACTGATAAACGCGATACAGCATTAGCGAAAGTCTATGAGATTGAGGCGGAGATTCTCAAGCTGAAAGGCGAGCAGGTGCCGATGTTCCTTAAGCAAACTGGCATCGGATCCAATAGCTGTCAGGGTTCGTACAAAGAGTACGTAACTATCGATGAAGGTGAGTACGAGGAGAATCCAGCCAAGCATTTGAAACTATTCACCGCCCCGCAAAAGCCGGTCGTGTTGCCCTATGGCTACAAGCCATATTTGGTTCGCGCACAGACACAAGCTAACCGCGCGGCGATGACATCCGGTGGTGATTGGTTGCACCGTGATCAGGTTGTGGAAGCAATCGAGGCCGCTGGCGGCATCGTTAGCAAGGCGTCATCCGAATGCATGTAAGATGCTTCACCCCGCAAATTGAAACGCCCAAATCCTGGGCGTTTCCCTGGAACAAACCACGCCAGGCAGTTTCTGGCCTGGAAAGACCGCTTACCCGTGACGAGTACGATCAGGGGCAATCTGTTTTAATCAAAGTAAAAACCCTTTCAACCGATCTGCAGGAAATATTCACAGGCCGCCATAAGCACCTGCTGAAAACTCAGAGCATTCACGCCGCGAATAAATACCTGGTTTATACCCTTGGCCGCAGCATTCTGCCGCGCGTTGAAGCCGTGAATGCGGCTCACGCGATGAATGTTAATGCTTCTATGAAATTCCTGTCTGAGGCTGATACTTATCACCGCCTGCCGAGCATGAGCGATAAGCCACTGCGCCGGTTCGCTCAGGACATCGCCGGTCAGCTCAAGGAAATCTATGAAGAACGGTGCGATCAGTTGCTTGCTGAAAATGACGGTGACAACGCCATTCTTTTTGAGCTTAAAACTCAGATCGGTTTGTACTGCGATATTGCGGGCATGTCTCGTGCTTTCAATGTCACGCCGATGTACTGGAAGAAATACTGCAAAGGTAAATTAGATACAGTTTCAGCCATCGCCGGTATGTCGCGCCTGGTTAATCCTGATTGGTGGTTAGGTCAGTTGAAAGGCCAGCGCACTCGCTGGCGTGAATCTTTGCTGATCGCAATCGGTAAGGTAAACCGCGACGCTTCCCCGTACGCCAGTAAACAGGCCATCCGTGAGGTGCGCGCACGCCGTCTGTCGAATCTCGACTACCTAAAAAACTGCGACCTTGAAAACATTGAAACCGGCGAGCGCATCAGCCTGATCGACAAGGTGATGGCGAGTATTTCAAACCCTGAAATCCGCCGCATGGAGTTGATGAGTACGATAGCCGGCACCGAGAAGTACGCCGCTGCAAATGGTGACGTCGGCATGTTCCTGACTATTACCACCCCCTCCAAATATCACCCGACTCGTATCGTGGGCAAGGGTGATAAAAAGCGCGTCCAGCGGAATCACGCCTGGGACGAAAATGCTTACACCCCGAAAGATGCGCAGCGATACCTGTGCGGGATCTGGAGCAAAATGCGTACCGCTTTTAAAGATAACGATCTGTCTGTCTACGGGATGCGGGTGGTGGAACCACACCACGACGCGACCCCGCACTGGCACATGATGTTATTCACTAAGCCCGCCATGCGTCAGCCGGTGATCGATATCATGCGCAAATACGCCATGAGAGAAGACGGCGACGAACGCGGCGCGGCAAAGAATCGCTTTGACTGCAAACATTTAAACCGTGGCGGTGCTGCGGGATACATTGCCAAATACATCGCAAAAAATATCGATGGTTACGCGCTGGAAGGCGAGCGCGACCATGAAACCGGCGAGCTGCTAACAGACGCCGCTGCTGCTGTTACTGCCTGGGCTGCTACCTGGCGGATCCCTCAGTTTCACCCTATCGGCCTGCCTACCATGGGTTCCTACCGTGAGTGCCGCCGCATCCGCTCAATCAGTCTGACCGAAACCTTTGATGAAGAAGTGGAGGCAGTTCGCGCTGCTGCTGATGTCGGTGACTTTATGGCGTACATGACAGCTCAGGGCGGC